ATTTTATATTTAACTATTTCCTACTTAAAAGAGACGCTGTCCATTATCTATATACCAATAATATAGTAGCGGAAAACGGGATGCTAGGAACGTGGAAGGATCAACAAGTTCCAAATGTATATTCTCATTATGCAGACTTTGTTATGGAAACATTATTAATGAAAGTAATGCCTATAATGAAACAACAAACTAATCTTAATCTAATACCTACATACTCGTACGCACGTGTGTATGAGAAAGGTTCTATCTTAAAAAGACATAAAGATAGACCAAGTTGCGAGATATCTACAACATTAAATCTAGGTGGAGATCCATGGGCTATCTATTTAGATCCAACAGGAAGTAATAATGTAATAGATGAATATAAGAATATAATGAAACCAGATGCTCCTAAAGGTATAAGAGTGGATCTAGAACCAGGTGATATGTTAGTATATTCTGGTTGTGAATTAGAGCATTGGAGAGAAGAGTTTACAGGTAACATCTGTGCTCAAGTTTTCTTGCATTATAACCATGTAAATGGACAGTTTGCAGATTCCAATTTATATGATAAAAGACCTCTATTAGGATTACCACCTTTTACTAAAAAATAGTATAATTCAACAAATTTGGTGGTATAAGTAAGCTTATGCCAATAACTAAAGTTAAATTTCCGCGTCCCGGTATTAACAAACAAGATACAGTATACGGAGCGGAAGGCGGTTGGACAGACTGCGATAATATGAGGTTCCGTTATGGAATTCCTGAAAAAATAGGTGGCTGGCAAAACGTTGCTCCACCATTTCATCTTATTGGAGTTGCAAGAGATATCCACAACTATAATGATTTAGCAGGAGATTCATTATGCGCTATTGGTACAGATAGAAAATTATACATTTATTACGATAACAACTATTATGATATAACTCCAATATCTACAACAATAGCAGCTACATTTTCATTTACTTCAGGGACGACAATTGTGACTGTTACAGCAACTTCTAATGGAGCTGTTATGGGTGACTTTGTTACATTCTCAGGTGTAACAGGAGTAAGCGTTGGATCTTCTACCATTACTAATACTACTATGTCTCAGGAGTTTGAAATTCAAGAAATTAAAACAGCTAATACATTTACAATCAATGTAGCAGAACTTGGAACACCTACTTTAAATGATACAGCATCAGCATCATCTGCAGCATTTCAAATTAATATTGGAGCAGATACTTCACAATTTGGTATTGGTTGGGGAGCTGCATCATGGGGATTTTCTACTTGGGGTACAGCAAGACCAACTGGAGTTATAACTCAAAGATCAAGAATTTGGGTATTAGATAACTGGGGAGAAGATTTAATTGCAACTATTTATGGTGGAAAAACTTATTATCTACAAACAAGCACATTTGTAGTAACCAGAACTACACGAGCAACCTTACTTACTAATGCTCCAACACAATCTAATTATATGATCGTATCTTCTCGTGATAGACATTTAATATTTTTAGGAACTCAAACAACACCAGGTACAACTACAACTTATGACCCAATGTCAGTTCTATTTGGTTCACAAGAATCTATTACTGATTTTATACCAACAGCTGTTAATACCGCAGGTTTTCAAAGATTATCATCTGGTAATAGAATCGTAACCGCTGTTAGAACAAGAGGTGATTTAATATTACTTACAAATTTATCTGCTCATTCTATGCAGTTCGTAGGACCACCCTATACATTTTCATTTAAACAAGTAGGTACAAATTGCGGAGCTATATCACCACATTGTGCGGTTGAAGCGGAAAACGTTGTTTATTGGATGTCTAATGGTGGATTCTTTCTATTTGATGGGGTTGTAAAACAAATTCCATGTAGTGTACAAGATTATGTTTATAGCGATATAGATGATGAAGAACAATTTACAACATATGCAGGAGTTAATCTTCAATTTGCAGAAGTAAGTTGGTTCTATGCTTCTCAAAATGCAAACTATATTAATAGAGTTGTAACTTATAATTATAGAGAAAATGTTTGGACAATTGGAACTTTAGCTAGAACTGTTTGGGCTCCAAGAGATATATTTGCTTATCCATTAGCAGCTTCTTATGATAGCACTTCAACTTCTTTAGCTGAACCCACTGTTATTGGTTTAACAGCTGGAAGATCTACATTGTATAACCAAGAATATGGTAACCAAGCTGATGGTTCATATTTACCGGCTTATATACAAACAGCTGAATTTGCAATCGGTGAAAGTAATGATTCAATGTTTATTAAACGTTATATTCCTGATTTTAAAAATCAACAAGGTGGAGTTCAAATGGAATTTTTAGTAAGACAATACCCAGGTTCAACCGTACAAGTTGCATCAAGCACTGTTGTTTATTCTACAACAACTAAGGTTGACATGCGAGCAAGAGGTAGACAAGTAGCGATTAAAATGTCAACAACCGATGATACAGGATCGTCAACAGCAACTACATTTAGATTTGGTACTCTACGTATAGATGCGCAACCAGATGGATTGAGATAATGGCTAAACTAGATCAACCCAGATTAGCAAACGCTACACCAGAATATACACCTGCTCAATTAGACCAAATTATTAGAACATTAGAGCAGATGGTATTGCAATTAAACAATACTTTTACACAAGATGTGCAAGATACTAACGAAGCACAAGCGTGGTTTTTTATAAATGGAGGTGGGTGCTAATGTCTTGTGATAATGTAAACTCAGGTCCAAATAATCCTTCTTATGTACAATTTACAGATACATCTTATGATGCATTTGGAAGATTAAAGATATCTTCTCCTTATACATTATTTGATTCTCAAAATAGATATGCGGTAGATAATCAATTTGATACTTCAACTGCAACTGGTGGAACACTTACTTATTTAGCTAATGAAGCAACAGCTAGTATGAATGTAACGTCAACTTCTGGATCTGAAGTAGTTAGACAAACATTTAGAACAATGACCTATCAGCCAGGTAAAGGTTTATTAGTTCTTGCAACATTTGTAATGGCAACTGCTAAAACAAATTTAAGACAACGTGTTGGTTATTTTGGAACTCAAAATGGTCTTTTTTTTCAATTAAATAATACTACTAAATCATTTATATTAAGAACTTATATTGGTGGTTCTGTAGATGATACTACAAGAAAAGTTGATCAATCAGCGTGGAATGGAGATAAATTAGATGGAACTGGTGCAAGTGGTTTAACTTTAGATTTAACTAAACCTCAAATTTTATGGATGGATTTTCAATGGTTAGGTGTTGGTAATGTTAGATGTGGTTTTGTTATTAATGGTCAATATATTGTATGTCATACTTATGAAACTGCAAACGTTTATGGAACTTCTGTTTATATAACAACTGCAATATTACCTGTAAGATATGAAATAACAAATACAGGAGCTACTTCTGGATCTTCTTCTTTAAAACAAATTTGTTCTTCTGTTGTATCGGAAGGTGGATTGGAGCCTACATCAATAGATCACGTTGCACGAAGAGCAACTGAATTAACAGGTGTTGGAACAACATTATTACCTTTAGTATCTATTAGATTAGCATCAACTGCATTAGGAGCAGTTGTATTACCTAGTGCTATTAAAGTTATACCTACTTCTGCAGATAATTTTGAAATACAACTTGTTAAAAATGCAACATTAACAGGTGCTTCTTATTCAGCTGTAGCCTCTGACGCAAACGTTGAATTTGATGTTTCTTCAACTACAATGAGTGGTGGAACAATTTGTCAAATAGATTATGCTGCTTCTTCTAATCAAGGAACATCTCCATTAAATCCGGTTTCAGCATTTAATTGGGACTATCAATTAGGAGTATCTCTTGCAGGAGTAAGTGATGTTTATACCATCGGTGTAAAAACTTTTACTGGAACTGGTGATATAATAGGTTCTTTAACTTTTTATGATTTAACGCAATAATATTATGAGTAACGTATATAAAAGAGTATTTTTTGCTGGAACTACAACAACAAGTGTATCGGTATATACTTGTAATGCTACAGCTCGTGCTATCATTCAAAACATTCAAATAGCAAATCAATCAGGATCTAAAGTGGTTAAAGTATCTGTTGCAAGTTCAGCAACTGCTACAACTTATTCTACAACTATTGT